CCATAGGTAGTGATGGCAACTTTATCTCGGAACTTCACATTCAAATGTCTATACAGTGCGAAGAAACCCAGTCGAACATATATTGAACCTGCGGTACTATTAATGTCAACCGTGATATTGTTGCCAGAGGTGTTCAGGTTATACGCGATTAGCAGAGTTCCATTCCAGTCTATAACTGGATGTGTCAAATCATTGACCATCTTCCGCATTATCTCAAGCGCATCCTGAGGGTATCCTCCTCTCTCGGCCAGTTCTATGTAGGAAACAAGAACAGCCCGAGTAATCTGCGAGGACATACGCACATCATATTTTGAGTAATCCCAGGCAATAACCTTGGAATCACTTGCAAATTTTGTGATATGCTCTGTCAACTCCTGCCATTGGGGAGAGAAGGAATTCAACCCAACAGCAGATTCAGCAAGAATGGGATGGAGATGAAGAAATCGAACAATAGGAAGAAAATACTTCCGGATCATCATACCAAATGCAATAGGTCCACATTGGAACACTCGCACTTTGGGAGAATCAACAGGAGTAGGTTCATCCTTCAATGTAGCACTTGTCACCACATATGCTCTTTGATTAGCATGGTAACAGTCGTGAATGCGTTTTATTTCATCCACGATGGCTTTATCAGGTATTCGATCAATCAATTCTTCCCCATCCCTTACTTCTGTAAAGAATTTTTCTTTCTTGCCAAAAACAGGAAAACCCATGCTTGTTGACATGGGGATTGGCTCCAAAAAGCGTCTACCAGGTATACCAAGAATGGATTCCTTGTCAGTCAAGGGACGAAAATCTTCGGTTTGTACATAATCCGTCATCTTGTCCAACAATGGCTCAATCCAATCACGGCGGGCAAATTCAACATCTGCTGGAGGAAACATATCTGCCGGATCTACGACATACTCCAACGTGTTGTTGTACGCTTTCCAATTTGGCCGAAGCTGGGGAGGACCCCATGTGTTTTCAACCCCAAAATGTTGCTTAACACTTTCTGAGATAGGGGAGGGCTTAACCACGCTCTTTTGTTGTGTCCGAAGTTTCGTAGAACCAAGAACATCAACATAGGCTGTGGCTGGAAGCTTTGCTGGCATACTGTGACAATGTATCGCCTCGGACGTCAGAACTTTCCGACCATATTGTTCAGCAGGGAGAGTACCACTTTCAGTAGAAAGTACCACTCCTCTGACCTCTGACAACTTTTTGATCAGTTGTTCCGCTTCAGACAAGGTGACGGTTTGACAGTATCCTTCTTTGCCCGTGCTCGACCAGCA